TGTATCGACTGTTAGAACTTCCATTGAAATGGGACAGGATTCATCCTTTTTACACGCATCCTCAGCAATCAGCATAGCAATCCTCTTGGGAATAGGTGTTAGAGGGGTTTGCTGTGGTTTTACCTTTTGAGCAGGCGCTGCCGGCCGCACAGTGTAGAGGTTCACATCTTGTGATACTGGTTCAGTAGGATCCATACTCGTGTAATCTCGTTTTTTGAGAGTCTGAGGTACAGTGATACGCATCGTAACCACAGGAATGTATTCTACATTGCCGTTCGTTGCCGTTGTTTTTAAGAATTTTCCTGTACAAACTACGGGTCGCTGGTACCGATTGCCTCGCACAGTGTGAGGAGGAAGCCATGGTGTCAGAGTTATATTGACGGTAGCTGTTGCTGCTTGAGTGATACTTTGATGATGAAAGATGGGATTCATATCACACACAACAGGCCTCCAGATTAGCGATGGTTCATCCCAGGAGAAGAGGTTATAGGTGTAGGTATTTCGGCGATGCTGAACTGCGATCTTATTGTAAAGAAAGTTATGGATATTTACGGTTGCCATGTTGTGTTGGCTGGGACATGTGTAAAAGGGTATGCCCGTTGAGGTCAATTTTTACAGGAGGCCATATCGCCCCTTGATGGCATTGTAGTTGCTGCCCACTTCAGCAGCTGAGAGGGCCCTGTTGTAAATTCTTACAATAGAGATATCTCCCCTGTAGTGATCTGAGGCGACATTCGTAGCATCCCATCTTCTGGCTATACGTATTTCACCGCCAGACTGCGAGGTACCTGTGTAAGAGAGGGTTGTATTGACATTTGCGTTTGAATACTGTGTAAGTGTTGAGCCATCGTATGTTCCAACGATTTGATACCATACATTCAATGTGGGAGTGAATCCATTTGTTGTTCTCCAGGCGCTATTATAATACCCAACACAGAGATTATAAGAACCAGGTGCCCTATTTGTTCCAAGGCTGAAATTCAGAGTCGTGGTAAGATTAAATTGGTTACAAACAACCGCCGTGACTTTACCTGAAAGGGATGCTGTGGTACGGGTCCATGCCTCAACAGTCCAAGTTGATTGATTCCCAATATTGGGAATTGTCGCATATTGTATACTTGTATCCAAAAAACTCAGATACCCGTTACAACCAGAATTATAGGTCGGTGTATTAAAGAGTGTGGCATTTCTATTATTTCCTGTAAGATCAAACCAAGTCGTTCCGGAACCTGAGTAAGAGGATGAATTTCCAGCATCAAGGTTGAGAAGTAGACCACTTGTTACTATAGCATTGGCCTGTGGTCGAATGGATCGACCGTATCCGTAGGCTGCCCCAGATGATGCTAGGAATGGCATCTTTGATAGCACTTTAATAAAGAAAGAAGGAAATCTAAAGCAGAATGGGACGGTATGCCTTCTTTAACACAGGCTTCGAGTACAAGTTCTGGTTTGCCATACAGCCTTCCTTTGATATTGCTGAGTTTGGGGGGACCGATACAACAACAGGTGACTCCTACTCTCACAAGTGGTCGGTGGCAGATAAAGATGTTGTTTTGAAAGAACTTGAACTCATGTCAAAATTTTTCGATTTGAAGATGCCCAAGTTTGAAGCATTCGAGAAGACAAGCAAAGGTACCTGGACATTTGAGTGTGATGATGCTGATTCCTGGGCTCCGTGTAATAGGGGTGGTCTGGATGACTTTATGGCAGGGAAGTGGGCCATGTTCAAGTTAGGGTGTTTGATTTACCACCAACTCCTGTACAAGGATGAACTCACATGTCGGTATGAGGTGTAAATATAGATTCTCTAAATAATGAATAGAGATGTCGATAAGGGCTACGAACAATAAATATCCCGCCCAGCCAGAGTTGTTGGTACTCAATACCAATCCTAAACCTTATACGCCTGTCTTCTTAGGTCCTCCTGGTTATACTTCTTTGAACACAAGTGATATTAATATGAGAAAAGTTCCTCGTATTTCACTGGGCAACCTTCATCCAAATGCTAGACGGGCACTAAGGGGAAAGAAGGGAAGTCTTAGAAATAGAGAAGAAAAGGGTGCCAAAAATACAAAAAATACAGTCGGCGAAAGCAAGCGCCGCAGACGTTCGAATAAACGCTCCATAACCAAAACTCGCAAGGTCGGTCACAAGTAAAAAGTGATACCCAAGAATCACCCTTTTACATAAGTCCCTACACCTGTGTAAAAGGAATGTCTTCTGTGTCCAGTTCTCCATTTGTTCGTGTAGTATCGGCGGATGAGCCTGTGCCTCCTCTGCCTGCTGATCTTGCCCTGAAGACTGGGTATGAACCCGACCGGTTCCAGAAGTTTGCCATTGAAGCCATTGAGGCTGGCGAGAATGTCCTCGTCACGGCCAAGACCGGTTCAGGCAAGACCTTCGTCGGTGAGTACCAGATCGCCAAGTCGCTCCAGCGGGGTGGCCGAGTCTTCTACACAACGCCCATCAAGTCCCTCAGCAATCAGAAGTTCCACGACCTGACCAAGCTCTTCCCTGAGGCATCAGTGGGCATCATGACGGGAGACATCAAGTTCCGCCCTGATGCGCAGGTCATTGTCATGACCACAGAGATTCTCAGGAACCTACTGTTCAAGCGTGGAACTGCCACGGAGTCTGTTGGGCTTACGGCCTTGCTCTCCCTTGAAGGCCTGGATGCCGTTGTCTTCGATGAGGTTCATTACATTAATGATCCTGACCGTGGGCACGTATGGGAGGAGACGCTGATGCTACTGCCTCCTGCCGTCAAACTCATTCTTCTCTCAGCGACTCTGAGTAGTCCTTTCACATTCGCCAAGTGGCTAGGGGAGTCGAAGGAGAAGCGGATCTGGCTGATTTCGACCCTGTGGCGTGCCGTGCCCCTCGAGCATTGTGTGTTAGAGGGTGGACTGGTGGGGAGTAAGCCTCTTGTCCTGATGGATTCCAAGGAGGTCTATCACGCTGATATCTACAAGTCATGGGTCGCTGCTAGGAAGGGAGAACTCCTTGCCCACGACAAGTTCAAGGACAAGGTGCGGGATGCGAGGCGGGCTGGGTTTGAAGGGCCTGTCGGCGGGAAGACTCGGCCAAAGTCCTTTGAGCATGAGTTAAATGAGTGTCTGGGTACCTTGGAGCGTCATGGAAATCTGCCGGCAATCTTCTTCGTCTTCAGTCGCAAGGGCTGTGAGTCCCTGGCTCGCAAGGTGGCCGGCGACTTCTTAGATTCTTCAGATGCGGCCAAGGTCCGCCACATCTGGGACTTTCACCTGAGCCGTTTCTCTGACAGTCTGGAACACTCGCCCCAGCACCATTTGCTTCGGGAGCTGGCCATGCGAGGGATTGCCTTTCATCACAGTGGACTTCTTCCCTTCTTGAAGGAGATCTTGGAGATCCTCTTCAGTAAGGGGCTTATTAAGGTGCTGTTTGCCACGGAGACCTTCGCCGTGGGCATCAATATGCCTACAAAGACGGTTGTCTTCACGGCACTGGAGAAATATACAGATGGTCAGATGCGCCTACTTCGCACAGCCGAGTATATCCAGATGGCTGGGCGGGCAGGGCGGCGAGGGAAGGACGACAGGGGCTTGGTGATTTACCTGCCCCAACGAGATCCAGTCGAGCCGCACGAGTTGGCACAGGTCTTGACGGGGCGGGCGGCGACCTTTGCTTCTCGCATGACCTTTCACTATGATTTCGTCCTGAAGCTGCTGAACACGGGCAGATCGGCCAAAGACCTGATCGAAGGTAGCTATTGGAAGGTTTTGGAGCTGGCTGAGCTGGCACAGGAGAAGAAGGAGATTGAGGCCCTGCGGCAGGAGGCCGCTGCCCTGCGCCGCCAAATCGGACCCGAGCACCTCGAGGATTGCCGAACCCACCAGGAGATTCAGGGTCGAATTGCGGCGGGTCAAAACGCAAAGCGGCGGGCGGCGCAGCGGGAGTTGGACACTTGGCTGGACGACCACAGATCCCCACTCTGGAAATCCCACCTAGACAGGTATTCAAAGATGACAGAGCTCGAGGGAAAACTTTCGGAGCGAGAGGAGGTCGTAGCCAGGGTGGAAGCCGAGGCGGACCACGAAATTCCGATTGTTCGCCTTCGCTGTCAGATTCTGGAGGAATTCGGATACGTAGAGAAGGGCGATCCCAATTCCTTGACTCTGACGGCTGCGGGGAAGATAGCATCAGAGATCAATGAAGGTCACCCCTTTCTGATGACGGAGCTTTTCCTGCGCCAGCGTTCTAAACGGACTCTGACTGCGGAGGAACTCCTACAGGTGCTTGCTCTCTTCCTCGGGGAAAGGGAGGATGATGAGGGGAATGTGCCTATTGGAGAGCTGAAGGTTGCGAATTGTGTAAAAGAGGAATTGGGGTTGATCCAGGCTGATGCTCGGCGGGGACTGGAGGCCGAGGCCCGCCTGCGTATGCCTGATGACCAGGAGTTTTGGCGGTTCAGTACTGAGTGGGTGGAGCCCATTCGGTGTTGGATAGCTGGGGATGTGAGCCTGAGTATGCTGGCAACTGCCTTTAACATCTTTGAAGGGAATCTGTTGAAGGCGCTCATGAAGCTGGCTGGGCTCTTGGAGGAGTTTCAGGCAGCGGCAACACTGGCAGGCGAGATCGAAATGCTGCGTGATCTTGAGGATAGTCGCCGCCTTGTCCTGCGAGACGTGGTGATTGCGGAGAGTTTGTATCTACGGCTCTAAGCAGTTTGCGGCTAAAGTAATATATTTATTTATACTAACTCGTAGAATCATGTTACGCATCATAAAAAATATTCCAGATATACAGGAAAATCCATTATCATATGTATTCACCAAGTATAACTTAACACATAAAAAAGATACCCTTTGGTTAGAATTTGGTGTTTTTAGTGGTAGTAGTATTAATTATATATCTAAATTTACAAATGACATAGTTTATGGATTTGATAGTTTTGAAGGTCTTCCTGAAAATTGGAGAGTTGGATATGGAAAGGGTGCTTTTAATCGTGATGGAAATTTACCAAGTGTAAATTCTAATGTAAACTTAATTAAAGGATGGTTTGATAAAACTTTACCTGAATTTATAAAACAAAAAAACATGAAGGTGTCCTTTATTCATTTAGATGCCGACTTATATAGTTCTACAAAATATATATTGGATACATTAAAAGATTATATTGATAATGACTGTGTATTTGTATTTGACGAATTAGTAAACTATCCAGGATTTAATGGTGATACAGGAGAGCTCAAAGCATTTTATGAATTTATTACCGAAAATAATTTTGATTACGAATGGATTGGAATGAATGGTACTGTAGAATATGGAGGAGGAGAATATAATAATCAAGCAGTTGCTGTGAAAATTAAATCGGTAGGTGTTAAAGGGTGATATGGATCCCGAGGATACAGAAAGAAAAGCTCTATTTCGAGAACTAATGAGTGAACTCCATTATTTTTTGGGAACTAAGAAGTGGGCAACATTTCCACTTACTAAATATCGTGGAACTTACTTGACGTGTGGCGCTAAGAGACATTTTCGTTTTTCTATCATTATGAAATACATTGATAGCCAGGTCTAAGAATAAGAGAATGAGCTACAGAAATGAGCTCAGGGGAGCATGTGTGTGGAATATGCCTTGACCCAGAAACCCAAGCCAATCCCTTTTACACAAAAATACCAGAGTGTAGATGTTCATTCAAGATTCATCGGCCCTGCCTAGAACAGTGGTTACGAAGTACAATCCCTAGCCAATGTCCACTCTGTCGAAATGAATGGAAAGTCACGTCAACTGTTGAATACAACGCAGATCCAGCAGTTTGCGTATGTTGTTGTTTTACTGTTTTTTTCTTTTGGGGGTTTTTCTTGTTTATCTTTTTGTAAACCGTTAAGTATTAAACTTAAGAACTCCCCTCGCTTCGCTCGTGGAGTTTTATTATGATACTTAACAGTAATTCGTTCATATTAAAATTTGCGAACCTGTGGTTCTTAATTTTAATATTCACTGGAAATTTGAACCTGTGTTAAAGGGGTACTATCTGTCCCCCCCATCAATCAGGTCAAAAATGGCTGAATTCAACACTCAAGGGAAGATTTTCAAGGAACTCATGTCTGAGCTCCACTACTTCATGGCAACCCCTACGTGGGCAAGCTTTCGCTTGACCAAGTACAGGAATAGGTTTGCTGTTTCAAGCAGGTTGAAGACCTTTCAGAAGAAAGTCAGGGAACCACTCTATGACAACTGGTCATGCGGAGCTTGTATGAACACAGGGTACTGTACATGTAGCCCTGAGCTGAACTTGCTTATCCAGTCCTAAACGGTTCTTTAAAACGTCAAATTACTGAAATTTTTCAAGGAGTGTGGGATTTGCCGAGACAATCAAAACAACAGCAACAATCATGCCTCCATACACAACCAGGGCTTTTATGGCAGATCCCTGGATCAACGGCTGTACAAATGTTTCCACGAGGCCCCAGCATCCAATCCACCACAGGACAATGAGGAACGACTGTAAAAGGGTAATCATTTGGTCTAAGCAAAGAGTTTCTTTCAACAGCAGATGGAGCCAGTAGAATTTCAATTCACTTCTCGCAATACCTTTTGTATCAACTTGAACTCGAAGCCGGAACGCTGGGCTCGCATGCAAGCCAGGTGCGCCCAACTCGGTCTGAAACTGACTCGGTGGCCAGCTGCCACCCCAGAGACTCTGAAGGATACCTTTGTTCACTATCTGACGAATGGTCAACGAGGATGTGCCCAGAGTCACATGAATGTATGGAGGCATATTGTTCGCAATAAACTTCCATACGCACTTGTGTTAGAGGATGATGCCATGTTTCTCAAGGATTGGCAGGAACGCCTACCTACTGAGTTACCCCCTGGGTGGCATATGCTAGTCCTGAATGCGTCTGAACCGGCTGCGCCCTTGTGGACCTGGGTGAAGGCCACAGAGCAATATTTAACAGGCGGCTACATCATTAGCCTTGAGGGTGCAAAGAAAGTATTGTCCATGTTCGAAGGCAATGTACACGCTAGTGACTGGATGACGAGCCGGCTTGAGACCCATGGACTCTCTTTTACATATTTTCCCTGGCTTAGTATCCAGGAGGGTCTGGATACAACAATCGGAAGTTCTGTTGATCTGGATCACGCCAAGGTAGTTCGGTGCCTCAGTGAAATTTCATTTGGTCTTGAAAACTATATTTAGGACAGCTGAGGAGATATCATAGGAGTTTTAGAATCTTTGATCTCAGTAAAGTCCTATCTTCAAACGCAAGTTGGACACGAACCTGAGGGAAACAAGGGGAATTGTGTACATCTACCCAAAAAAAGACAGGGTAGTCTTCACGATAATACGTCCCTGGCTCCCTTTCCTTTCTCTCCACGTTGATATGAATGTATGTCTTCGTTGTAGGGCATTCATAGGAGACTACACACAAACCAATTGAAGAATCTCCTAAAAAATCGAGTAGTTTCTTCAACTGATGCTTGACCCCTGGAAGAGGAGGGATGTGTTCTAGGGAGATCTGTACCATTTGCTCTCATCAATACAAAGCAAAATTCATTAAGTACTTTTGCCATCGAGGAGGCAAGTACGAATTCTCACAGACAGGAATCTTCTCTATTTTAAAGTCTCGATCCCATAATTCTGTTTGATTTTGAACCCGGGATTTTATAGAACTTATACTTGTAAACTTCTCTTCGTTGTACTCTTGATGAGAGAAGTTCAAGAGTTTATTTTGTATGAATTGTTCATCGCCGAAATAACTAAGGTGCCAACCTCCAGGAATACATGGTGCAAATTGTTCTTGTCTTAAATCGTGTGGGGGTATCTTGCTCTGTGTTAAAACATCGTATCTGACTATTTTTGGGTGTTTCCACGTGTGAGTATACTTTGTATTCAAGTTGAAATTGTAGAAATCTTGTTCGAGGATGTTAAAATGGACTTTGATATCTCCCTTTTTAATTTTCTTCAAAATCTCGGGATCTGGGATTTCGTCCACATCAAGAATCATAAAGAGATCATCTGGTTCTAGGTTCAACGATTCTAATATGGGAGCCATCAAGTTCCTCTGGTACATTTCATTTTGCCATTGTTGATTTGCCGATATATCAATGGTTGGTGCTTTATAGGGGAGTTCACATGGCACGGAGACTACTTTCGACAAATGCTCAGAAAATCTGGAACAATTTTCTTGAAAAAAGAGGGGCTTGGGATTTCCAGTAAATGTTTGCTTCGCTTCAATAATAACAAAAAGGTCAACTACATCCTTTAACACAGAAAGGCGATATTCAAGCATATCAAGTTCATTGTAAAAGGGGAATATGTCTATGATCCTGGGTTCCTTCATTCTAGTGGCTCTCCATCCAAGAGTTTAAACACAATCTTCTCCTTCCAATTCGGCATCTGTGGATTTTCATACCAGCTGATCTGTACAGTTGATCCAACCAGGGGAATGGCCTTGATAAATTCAGAAAGGCTTCGGACCGTGATCTTGCGCTTCCAAGCTGAAACCCAGACTCGAATCTGGAACTTCTTCTCCTTCTGCTTCTGCTCGACGGACAAGACAACTCCCTGAACAAGTACATTTGCTACAGGGGTATTACGCATATTGGTGAGAAAGAAGAGGTCCCTGGAGAATGCCTTCGCCTGTTTCTCACGGCGATTCAGGTGATCCACCAGTTCCTTTGAACACGGCAGCGTGTATGTCCCATTGATAATTCCCTTTAACACAAGTTGGTTGACGTAATCGGCATATCGGCGGAGAGGTGAAGAGGCGTAGGCGTAGGCTGCGACCTCGAGGCCATGATGGCTCGTATGCGCCTCTGTTGGCAAGCAGTACTCTGCTGACTCATAGGCCAAGAACTTGAGGGCCGGTTCCTTCTCGAACAGAGGTCGCAGTGCCTCGAGTTGTTCCTTCTTGGGCTCAGAGTGGCGACGAAGAATACCACTTCCCAGTTCAGCCAGGAGAAGTCCAGCATGTGTGTTATAGAGGATCATGAGTGCCTGGACCCAGGTGTGACTGTCATTTTCATCTCCTCCAAGGCGGGCGGCGAGATCAGCGAGTGCCTTGAGTTCAAGATAGTCCTCTCGTTCCAGGTAAGCTTCTTCGTAAGTGAAGGAGCGTTCTGACCTGGTCATAGTCAAGTTCCACTCAAAGGCCCAAGGTGTCCCTCCATTTTGACTCGGATCCCAAGAGAAACTGAGGGTAACTGCCGGTTTCTCGGAACCAGGTGACAGGGAAGCAGATCCTTCAGAGAGTTGACGAGGAAACATGGGGGCCAAGGCCTTGCCATCAGGTGAGTAGAAGCTGGTGGCACGACTGTGGGCATGCTCGAGAATTTTTTCATGTATGGAGGTCTCTGACAACCAGGCACTCACATCCGCAATGTGAATATGAACTCGCCAGGCACCAATCTTCAGGCGTTCAAAGGTGAAGGAGTCATCAACATCCTTACAACCTGGAGGATCAATGTGAAAGGTAAAGCCGTCGGTGATCTTTTGGCGTTTTTCCACATCTGCGGGGTCAAGTGTAAAAGGTGGAATGACTTGGGGTTCACGGCGGAGTTCCTTCTGACTGTCGAATGCGTAGCAGGCGAGGAGCACTTGAGTCTCAGACTCAACAGTGGGCTGGCCGAGATTCTGGACGAGAGTGGCCTTGTGGAGCTGGCCTGGTGGTGAGGGAGAGGGATTGGGTTCCACGATGGCATGGACATTGTAGAAGAGTTCACGGGCTGCGCAGCCCACTGCCATGGGAGGGAATCGGCGGTCATAGGGAATGAAGCGGAAGATTGGGACACCACGGCTGGTAATGCCATACCGCACTTTAGAACTGAGCTCCAGAGTACCACTGATCCAGTTGTTTACTGCAATCATTCTTGGAGTTTAGGAAGCCTTCAGCCTTGACAAATAAAAGGGGACTTCCTTTAACACATGTGACGAAGCCTTCAAATTTTTCCAGGCCAGTGAAAAATTTGAACCCGCAGGGTTGACGTGCTTAAAGTGTCCTCCGTATGAAAAACAAATGACGTTCAAGTACAAGCGTACTGAATCGGGACTCTTCCTGTGTCCACACTGCAATGACTACGCACCAAATGGCGCAAATCAGAACACGGTCCACATGCACATCCGTGCCAAGCACAGCGGGAACTTCAAGCATAAGTGTAAGAGGTGTGACTTTGAAACGTCTACAGAGCAGACTCTACAAAACCACATTGCTGCCAAGCACCCTGCTGACTTGAAGGAGGCTCGGATTGACTTCGAATGCCCACTTGATACTTGCGAGTACTCTTGTATGACCAAGGGTGGACTTCGGAGTCACTACTTACTCAAGCACATGGGGGCAGATGTGAAGGCACTTCAAGAGAAGACAGATGCCGGTGCTTTCAAGTGTAAAGGGTGTGAGAAGGAGTTCAAGAGCAAGCCGGCCTTCATTTATCACGTGCCGGATTGCCTCCCTGATGAACGATTCTTAGATGAAGATGTTCAGAAGTTCTTAGAGATTGTACTCTTCTAGTCACGGGATTCTTGCCCCTGTTGTTGAATTGCCCTATTCTTTTTTTACAGCCCCCATATCCTGAAGTTGGAGGACTATGCTGTACAAGTGATAGCCAAACGCTCCAAATCCGAGCATGGCCAGCAGCTCATAGGCCCACCGAGGAGTATCATACCCTTTCGCACCAATATAGACAAGTACAGGAGCCACAAGAATCACGTGGATAAGGTTGATCCAGAGAGAAGGAGACTGGGCCTTCCATTTCACATAGGACTTGAAAGCATGATACAAAAAGATAACAATGCCGAGACCTATCAGTGTAGGAAAGATCCACGGCAACAGCTGGCCCCTGACGACCGCCACGTAGATGAAAAAGGGAGCTACGAGAAAGATGTGAAAGAGGTTGATAGGTATGTGATTACTTGACATCTTCTTCCAGTGAATATTAAATTAAAGAACCGCAGGTTCGCAAATTTAATATGAACGAATGTCTGTTAAGTATCATAATAAACTCCACCGCAGAGTGCTTAACTTAAGCACTCGAGGGTTGCTGCTAAGAACTTAAGTTCTTAGCGGTACGAGCGAAGCGAGGGGAGTTCTTAAGTTTAATACTTAACGGTTTGTTGTTTGATTAAAGTAAATATTTCTTCAGCATGGCTTCAGCGTGTTCAATCGCACCTTCCATCCATGCCTGGCGCTGACTGTAACTCTCTCCACACACGTAAGTGTTTGGAAACTTCAGGGGAAGTGGGAGCATAATCTTCTCACTGGCTTCTTCGGGGTCATACATGCCAGGTAACCAGTAGGTACATCCTTGATACCAAGGGTGGGCCTTGAAGAAGAGAGGGTTAGGAATCTCTTTAGAAGGGAAGAGAGCCCTTAGTTCTTTTAGGATTTCACTCTCAAGTCCCTTTTCTCCCTTTTTGGCCAAGACTCCTAACCATTTCCTGGTATCCTCTCCATCTGTGTAAGAGGTCATGATCACTCCCTTGGCTGCATTAACGGGGATAATGAACTTCAGGGGTGAATTTGTGACTACTTTATCAAGATCAGAGAACCAAGACTTGCCGTCTTTTGTGGGGAAGATTGCATATGTGCGTAAGAGAGGTTCCATCTTCAACTTCTTGAGAACAGGGAGGTTTGTAAAAGGGGGTACTTTGGAGAGTGCCTCAGAATGAATGGCTAAGATCAAGTGTTTCGTACTCATGGACATCTTGGGTTTCTTGGGTTCATTCACGAGTTGAAAATGGGCGGCCGTGACTTCCCTCGGCCGCATGGAAACCCCAGTGAGGCGATGGCCGTACAAGAACTCTACACCCTTACTCTCAAGATCCTTCTTCATAGAAGAAATCAAAGTACTCAGTCCCTCTTTCACAACAAAGAAGTCACCTGAGTTCTTAAATTCACTCGTCAGAGATTCTATGGCCACGTCTGCTCTCAGAGTTGTCAGCTCGGAACGATAACTGAAGCGCTCAAGTATCGCAGCTGCTCTTAATGGTCCAAAGAGAGAGACTAAGATCTGTTGGATGGTTCGTGTGGCAAGTGTAACTGGGGATGCATGAACCATGATTTCATCTAAGAGAGCAGTTATCTGAGTCCATTGATTTGCCTGGGGCTGGGACTGGGCTGTCAAAGAATCAATCCAGAGTTCTCCTGGGGGTAATGGGACTGGTGTAAGAGAGTACTTCTTGATGTATTTGAGGACATGGGTATGGGATTTATGAATACGGCCGGCTCCATTCTCCCAGTGAATGTGGGGAAACTGCGGGGGTTTGTAAGATACTACACGGCCTCCTGTGTAATTGTAGAGTTCGGCTATCTTGATGGTGGCTTTTGGGTATTTGGCTCGTAAGCGGAGGGCAGAGTGGAGTCCAGCGAGTCCTGCGCCTACAATGAGATAGTCAGTATCTATGTACTGCATCGAGTCCTCTGGTAATTAAGAGGGCTTTTCCTTTATTTGCTTGGCGGTGTTCACTTGGGTCAGGCTTGTCTTGATCCAGGCCGCAATCTTGCCAGTATCACTGGACTGTATGGGACCGATCAATTGCTTTGCCGGGCCGACCATAAGAAACGTGGGGATGCTGCGCACCCCGCAATACCCAGGAGTATAGTTATTCTCGTCCACGTCACACTTGTAGATGCTGAGTTCAGGAAATTCCTCGAACAAAAAGTCCCAATTCACCCTCTTACACGCTCCACACCAATTTGCCGTGAAGTAGATGAGGGCAACTCCTTTGAACTCTGGATTATACATGGCCTCGAACTGCTCATGCGATGAGAGAGGGAGGAAGGTCTGTTTTTTGATTGCGGCCATTCTCCAGAAGTCTACTGGCACCGAGAGTTAGTCCTCCAAGAATTACCGCACCTATGGCAACAGTGCCGACAAAGTCAGTTGGTGTAAAAGAGGGTTCTTCGGATTTCTTCTTACCACCGCCTGCTTGTGGGCTGCGGGGATCATTCTCCCCTGGAGGGGCTGAAGGCAATTGGTTAGCTAAGCGACCAACTTCGCTTGTAAAGGAATTCTTAGTATTTCCCTTGACTTGTTTGGAGGTGTTGGCATTGCTTGCCTTGGCCGTTCCTGATGTATTTTCCATGACTTCTTTAGCAATATTTCCATTTACTTCACTGGAAGTATTCGCATTCACTGCCTTCAGTGCTTCTGAAGCACTAGCATTGATTGCTCCTGGCATTCCTGTCATAACAGTCTGAACTCCAGAAGCAGCCTCAATTCCTTGGTTCACTATCTGTTTTCCAGTATCATAGGCTTCCACAATATTTTGAACAAATGTATTTGCCACTGCCAAAGGTACCCCAATGACAGGTAACTTAGCGGCGGCAGGCAAGACACCCTTTGACAAAAATCTCGCTGTGCTCATCAAGAATCCTTCAGGAGGGCAGCCAACAAATTCCTTCACACCTGTTATTCTCGGGGAGTGTTGATCAGGATCCATGCCAGCCTGGGGAAAGGGGAATGTGCGTTTTGTGCCAAATAAGAAAAAATCAGTAGGTTTACCAAAAATAGACCAATAATCAACGAAGATAGAGTAAACATAGAAGATCCAGCCCAGGGGTACAACTGTTAAATCCAGGAAACGAGACAGGGCATTCTTAGAGTCTCCAGCTAGTAGGAGTGAGAGAGGTGCAGCAGGAATTAAGAGAGCATATGCAAAGAACCACCAGGGATTTGGTGGACTGTTGTCTGTTACAGGTGGAGTGGGAGCTGACTCGTCAAGCCACATACCCTGGGCAATACCGAGAGGACCCCACGGCGCATGAAGGCCTTCTTCATTGAGCCTGTCGGTAGTGTAGTTTGACAGCTGAACAAGATCATACATCCACCAGTATCCAAGTGTAAGTACATTGACAACCAAGAAGAGTACAAAGGTTTGAGAGCTTCTGAGTAAGAGGTGATGAAGACCAAAGAGACCAAAAAAGAGTGTGAACCACCACATTCCCGTTCGAGTAAACTGGGGTTCATTCCAGAATTCTATGCGAGTATGGGCAACGGCAGGGAACTCCCAGACCATTTTCTTAGAGAGCAGAAGAAACAATCCCAAGTTTTTCTTTAACTAAATTGGCAAAGCCATGCGGGAAACAGACATGATCGAAGAATCTAGACTCCTCAAAATCCTCACTGCCTTCACTGAAGGGCATCTTAATGTATGTACTTGGGCCATGAGACATCCGAAATCCAAACCAGCTAAAGTCTGTCATGTAGGCATGAGAATCATCGTGAAAGAGAGTAAAACCCCAGGCTGCGAGACCGTACTCGTCCCACAGAAGTTTCCAGAGATCAAGGAGCTCCTCTTCAAGTTGCTTGATATGCTCGAACGCAGTAGTTGTTTCAGGAATACCCAGGGCAATTGGTGTTAGAGGAGGTGTTTGTGTTTGTGTTGCTGCTTCCACTGTTGTTGTTCCCTTAAGGACTTGAAAGTTCTGTTTCTCAATGGTATCTTGTACAATGCGCTGAATGCGCTCAGTCGTAATAGGATCATGACCTGGCATTGTGTTGGACATGTTGAAAATAGTGTTCCCCTCATAGTTCAATTTTTGTAACGGATTAAGCCTCGTCTGATCTAAAAGCCAGTTTGGAACAAAGCATATGAGCACACGGTATTTCCTTTTACAGAAGCCAGATGATAAACCTATTCCTGATACATCTTCTCAGAGTCTTATTGTAACTCAGCCATTGCTCACATATATCTTGCCGCAAAACAATTTGGTGTATTATGCTAAAAATGGTCTCTTTGAAAAGGAGATTATCGAGTGGTGTAAGCAGTTTGGCGGCAATCAGAAGATCTTTTTGGACATCGGTGCACATTCAGGATCTTACAGTATTTCCCTGGCCAAGTACTTCAAAGAAGTACACGCCTTTGAGCCACAGAAAATGACCTATTATTCCCTGTGTGGAAGCATTGCCCTTTCAGGATTGATGAACGTTGAATGTCATAACTTTGGCCTGGGAGATCAAACACAAGTAGGAACTCAAACGCTGAATATAGTGAGCGCTGATGGGGGAGGCTCTTCCCTTCATTCCAATGGGCAACCTGTACTCGCAACTGAGAGAATCCATATCAAGACACTCGATAGCCTAGGACTGGATTCAATCGGCTTTATTAAAATGGATATTGAAGACAATGAATTATATGCGTTAAAGGGAGGAGTTGAGACTCTGAAACGGTGCGGGTATCCGCATATTTTGTTCGAGTCGAACTGGAAAAATACTGCATTGTTTGACTTTCTGAAGAGTATTGGGTATTCTGTGACACAAGTAACAGGGAGTCAAAATATGTACTTGGCTTTCCTTTCAACTAAGTAGATATTTTTAATGTGACTCGAAATCTCTTAGATACGGAACAAGAGTCCACCAAAGCCTTCCACGATACGCAGCACATTGTGGTTGAGTCCATAGACACGAACATTGCCACTGCCCCGAGCAGGTGTCACCGCCATATTCATCTCGAGCTGGAGTACAATGGTATCCAAACGGCTAGCATTCATACTTCCACTCGGCTGGACATCCTCAGGGCGGAATGCGAACGAGTAAGAATAGATGAAATCATCAATAGGAATGACTGTGTGATACTGATACGGCTGTACCAAGCGGAAATAATCAGCATTACGTTTATCAAAGCGATCAAACCCGTCGATTTTAATGAGTGCTGTATTGATCAAATTCTGGAAACTATTAGGTCCTGAACTTGATTCTCCAATGGCCAAATTGGTATAATTGAACCACTGGCGGGCATTCACTGCCGCATCTCTCTGGATGACCCAGAACAATTCCCTCAAGGGGTGATTGAACTCCATGGGCACCTGGACTACACTGGCCTTCGCATCAATAGGTATACTCGGCGTATATTGTACCTGCTCGATCAGGTACTCGTGGGCATTTGCCACGAAACGGCGGCGCTCCTCCGTGTCCAAATGAACAAAATCGCCATACAAATTCATGCTGACAATGGAGGCCGAGTTCGCCGATTTATCACATGGCTGTACTGTGGGTGTATCATTGATAAACATTTGCTGGAGGGGTCGGAGTGTGATATTCAAGCGAATAGGATGATACTGGAGCGCAAGCAAGGGCAGATACAACCCAGGATTCTTACAGAACCAGAATCGCAAGGGCACATACAGGCTCAACGGGCCATACAGGTTAACGGAGTTAGAGGGGGCATTACCTTGGCTTACGCCACTCGTTTTGCCAATCATGTTATTCCATCCTTGCCGCTTGTCCTCTGTTACAGTGAAGTTTGACCACATCTCCATCCATTCTCCAGTCTGCTTGTCGATCTCCTGTTCTCCAATTTCCAGACTAATTTCCTGAATGAGGGCGTGTCCCGTGGCATTCACATACGACAGCGGTTGCCCTGTTATACTATCAGTGAGGGCCGGAAGTTGGATCTCAAGCCACATGGGACCGAGCAGATCACCCTTGCGAGGAATCAAACAGGTGATGCGCCGCCCAAAATCGGCCTGATTGTCAAACTGAATCACCTGCTGCTCGACGGAGAAATTCGAGTAACGCCGATAGACCATTTTGAACCATGTGATTTGTGGGTTGCCGGTCAGGAAAACATCTTGTTTTCCCTGAGCCACAAGTTGGAGCAGGCCACCTCCTTGCGTCATCTGATTGAGAGTAAGGGTATTCTATTGCTTCAAGAAATCCCCATTGAAATAAGAAGCGGAAGATGTCCGATACGATCGTCCTTCGCAAGGTCTATGCCCTTAATTACTTAACAGGTCAATTCCTGAGTTCGGGGCAAACTCTAGTAACAGACGGTGTTGGAGGAACTTTCTGGGTTCCTCTCCTATCAACCCTGAGCACAATCTCCACTGGTATTTATACCAATAGCCAAGCCATTTCCTCCATTTCAACATTGACAAGTCAGAACTTTTCAACGATTTCATCTGTTTTAGCCCAGTTGATCCCCAGCACAGCAAACGGGGAGACACTTGCCAGTACAGTAAACTCACTGGGAACAGTGGGATACATCAGTTCAGCACAACTCACAAGCACTGTTGGTGGCCTTCAGAATACAAATACAGCAAGCAGCAATTTCAATGCCGCTGCCCTTGTTAGTACTGTGGCCGGCCTCGGTACAGCCGGCTATGTAAGCACAACTGCCTTCACAGGCTTTTTCACAAGTACAGTCATTGGCCTGGGCACGGCAGGCTATATCAGTAGTCTTAGTTTGTTAAGCACAGTCAACCATCTTGGAACAATCGGGTATATTAGTGCTGCCACACTCAAGTCTACAGTTGATAATCTGGGAACTTCTGGATATATAAGTACTGCTACTCTTCAAAGCACAATCGACTCACTTGGTTCATTGGGCTATGTCAGCACATGTGACCTCATCAGCACAACACAAGCCCTTTCAGCTATGAAGGCAAACATTCGCTTTGATAATACTACGACAGTGAATATACGGGATGCCAATGTAACAATCGGAAATTTAGTAGGTAATCTTATTTACACGAGCACAATATACGCTAGCAGTATAAGTTACACAGGAAATAATATGACTACAATTCAAGCTGCTGTGCCAAAAATCCACGAACTCCAGTTCTCAACAGCCAGTCTCAATTTCTCTTCTTTTTCATCGTTCATCGACTCCAATACCAGAATTATGATTGATTTCTACCCAACAGTGGCATTCACGAAACTAGCCACGGGAGCCACGAATGTTGCTTTGCTCCCTATATCATCCTTCCTACAACTAGGTCTAACACCAAATCTGAGTACAACAACCCTTTCTTACTTATATGCCGGCAATACACAAGTGTTCCAGTCATTGAATGTATGTGGCAATCAATTCATTAATGCTATAGATGCTTCAAACGTCTGGAACCAGCCGTTCCGAATGACAATTCCCAAAAATACCATCCCTGGAACCTACTTATCAAATCTCAATCTAGTCCACGTCATGCCTAGCAGCTTGAACAATGGTGCTTTCCAAAATGCGCTACATAGTAATGATGTAACAATATGTTTTCCGCCCACAAATTCTATCTTTATTACACTCCAAAATGAGGCTTGAGCGAAGCGACTGGTGGGACGAGCGGAACACAAACCGAGCGAAAGACAGAAAAATTCCGCTTGAAATTCTACCTCCTGTTAAAAGAAGGGAATGGCATCATCCCGTAAGACTTATGACACAGAAATATTAAGTATCCGCAAAGTCTTTGCGTACGACTCCAATAATGCTCCTATCCCAGCCAATCGCTGTCTAACTGCGAATGGCTCAGGTGGTACCTACTGGGCCGCCCTTTCTACGATCGGATCCATTCCTGCCTACAACCAATTCAACGTCAATGGAATGCTTTTCGAAGCAACTGACCCCTTTAACACACTGACCTTGTCAACCTATCAGGGCATTGGCTTCGTCCGCAATTCGACAACAAAAGAGGTAGGATTCTATGCCAAGGCCTTTCAGCAGTTTGATATTAGCGGTGGCAATACACTCAAAGCTTACTCAAACGCTACACTCACCCCGACGGTCAAGTTCGTGGGAAAACAGGGAGTACATGTAAGCGCAGATCCACTTACAAATACACTTACGATAACTGGTGAGCCTACAAACATTAGTACAGGAATCTACGGATATTATCAAATCAATGTGATTTCCAACGCAAGTACACTCACTACAGATGCTATAGGGAATACAAATAGCCAAGTGCTCACTGCGACAAGTCCTTCCACTGTGTTAAAGGTGATTGGTGTGGGGGATATTCAACTCACCACAAATACAACAAGCAATGCCTATTTTATCAGCATTTCAACATTCACGAGTAAGGGGTACCTTGATATGAGTGGAGTGGCATACGGAACACTGTCGTCTGCCATGAGCACGGTAAGTACCTTGTTTGCCACTCGTGAATATGCGAGCACACTCAGCGGATCCAATACTTCAACTCTATATTCAGAACTTTCCAATGTTAGCACTGGAATTCAGGCGAAATTCGCCTATGATAATCAAAATCTTTTGTTAAATTATACACCGATTGCTACTTTTAATGTGTTTAGTAATACGACAAATACAACTCTGAATACCTTTGTAAATATACGTTCTACACTGGGAACTCAATTTGAAAATTCAAACATGGCAGGTATAGCATTTAATGCTCGGCAGTTATATATAAGTAGTGCACACTTCCGCCTAGATTCACTTTCTAGTGCTATTTTCAAGGAGCCGAATGTCACATTGACATACTCACCATCTCTTATATTTTCTTCAAACAATGCACCGTCTCGTGTCATGGGCGTGTCGACGTTTGTTCGTGTGAATCTCACTATTTTAAGCAATACAATGGTGGAGAGACCCTGGATGGCTACGAATTCAAATGCTTCCAATGTTTTTACGGATACATGCTTCTTTGAGATGAATCAGACAGATATCTTGGCCAACATTACCTCAACCTTTACAATAGGCCATTTGATAGATCAATGGTTTGTAGGTGGTTCGGGAATTCAGAGCCAAAATGTCCTTAATGCTACACCAAATCAAAACAGTCTGAAAATTTCTCTTGCTCGATAAGAAATGTCGGCCCGTTTCACGGTCGATACGAACATTCTGCGGATTCGGAACGTGATCGCCCTGAATCCACAGACTGATGCTTTCATTCCATCCTATTATGTTCCGATGACTGGTGAAAAAGGGTGTGTCTGTTGGTACTCTGGCCTTGAGTTCTTAAGTTCCATAAGTGTTCCCACACTCAGCACAAATGTTCTTAACGTCATTGAGACAATTATACCTGGTCTAAGTACCTATTCTACAATAATGGGTAGTTCAATCAATCTTGGCTTAGCAAGTACTACAGCTGGGCTTGGAAGTGCTGGGTATACAAGCACGAGCTATATAGAAAGTAAAATAACACAGTTATCCCAGACATACCGCTACATCAGTGCCACGACGCTCTATGACTGTTTTAAAAACCTGGCAAATATGAGAAAAATCACCGATGAGCTGGGTCCCATGGCCCTCATCAATGTTCCTTCCTTGGCAAATGGCTATGTGAGTACAATCAATCCTGGCCAGTATACTCTTCTAACATCGTCAATGGGACTCTTAGGATCCAATCTTCAGGCCATGCCTTTTAATAATCTCAGCAATCTTACTGCAGCCCAAGTTGATATAGCTGGATACTCGAGTCGCATCGTGAATACATCAAAAATGACGGTTGATATAATGCCAAATGCCACAATGACCTGGGACTCTGCTCTAGGCGGAACAGCCTATGTGAGTACATTCTTGACTCAGGTAGGTGCGAATACTC